CTCAATGGGTTCAACTTCAACCAATCCATCGTAGCATCTGAAGGTCAAGTCGTACCTACATGGGCTGACGTATTAAATAGAGCTAACCTTGGTTTCGAAGTTATGCATGAAAGAAATGCACACAACTTCCCACTAGACTTAGCCGCTACAACAGAGAAAGAATATGCCCTCGGGTAAAGGTACTTACGGTACAAAGGTTGGTCGTCCTAAAAAGACTACAAAGAAAAAATAGAACCACGTCCGTTCATCCATTTTTCATGGACGCATGAAACCTGACTATGGAACGGGAGTCAGGTACTAGAGGATTTATCATGTCACAAGTAGAACTCCAAGCTCGAATCAAAGAGCAACAGGACTTCCAAAAGGAAATGAAACTCAAGTATCGTGGTGTCACTTACACAAAAACTATCTAATTTAATTTAATGAAAAAACTTGCACTTGTCCTAGCAACCACTCTTGTTTCTACACCTGCAATGGCTGGACCATATGTTAATGTAGAATCAAATGCTAACTACACTGGTTCAGATTACACATCAAGAGCTACAGATTTCCATATAGGTTATGAAAACAATATCGGCGATTTGGCTTACTACGTACAAGGTGGTAAAACAATTAATGCTGCTGATGGCGTTGATTCAGAGTCTAATTTCTCTGGCAAGCTTGGTGGTAATATCTCTGC